CTCTTCCTTCAACGAGGTACTTCGTAGAGGTGGAGCTTACAAAAATGGTGCTATTGTATTGCACCTTGATCTATCACATCCAGATGCGGTAGACTTTATAACAGCAAGCAGATCTGAATTACCTTGGGTCAAAAGATGTGTCGACATTGATGAAGACATGTGGAAGTTTGCAACTCAAACAACAAAGGATGCACTAATCTATGGAATCAAATCAGGAGATGTCTGGCTCAACAAAATCAGATACGACACTACCGGGCAGCGTATCTATGGGAACGTCTGTCTTGAAGTATACTTGCCCTCACGTGGAACTTGCTTGTTACAGCATGTCAATCTCGGTTCCTGTACACTCGACAACCTACAAGAGGCTTTCGTATCAGGCATGTCCGAGTTGTGTGATCTCCATGGCCGGACAGGTGTTGGAGAATCTGGAGAGTACCTTAGCCCAGAAGTCGACAGACAAGTGGGACTTGGAGTGCTCGGTCTCGCCAACTTCCTTAGAAGATACAACATCAGCTACAAAGACTTCGGAGAAGCCCTTAGACTCGTTAACAGAGGCTTTAGTGCAACCAACGAAGCCGGTATCGCAGCTTGGGCACTTCAAGGAGCTATTTTCGAGGCTTCGCAAGTAGCAAGAGACAACAATATGGTAAGGGCGTTCGCTATTGCACCCACTGCCAGTTGTAGCTATCGCAGTAGAGACCTAGACGGCTTTACATGCACACCCGAGATAGCACCACCAATAGCAAGAACCGTAGACAGAGACTCCGGCGAGTTCGGAGTAAAACAAGTACGCTACGGAGACGTTGAGATAGCAAGTGAAGTAGGATGGGACGCTTACAAGCGTGTAGCAGACGAAATCATGACGATGCTCGATAGGACAGGATTGCTTCATGGCTACAGCTTCAACTCTTGGAGTGATGTAGTTACATACAACGAAGCATTTATAGAGGAGTGGCTAGGAAGCTCACAAACCTCTTTGTACTATAGCCTTCAGGTAATGGGCGATGTTCAGGACAAGTCTGATGCTTACGCAGCATTAGGCGACGTTGACATTGACAGTTACCTAGATGGTATATTAAACGATAACAAGATAGAATGTGACTGTGAACAATAAGATACCTTTCGGTGCAAGAACTGTTTACTGCGTCAATCCACAACTTCCACCACTAATACTTCAAGAGATGACAAACCAAGTCAAAGAGTTAACTTACCAGCAAAGTCTGATCAGATCTGACGGTAAGGAAATAACAGACGAGCTGAGAACTTCTAATCACTCTTGGTTGTGTTGGGATACATGGATAGCTGGAATCATGCATAACATATTTCTAAGTGCTAACAATGATTTCTTTAAGTATAACTTAGATCATTTTGACTCAGGCATACAAGCAACAAGGTACGAAGTTGGTCAGAAGTATGGATGGCATGTAGATGACGGAGGGCATGCAGTTGAAAGGCCGAGAAAGTTATCAATGTCACTGGTGTTAGACTCAGAGTTTACAGGTGGAGAGTTAGAAATCTTCAATTCTTTTCAGAATGAAAACCATACCTTTGATATAAAACCCGGTCACGCAGTCATTTTTCCATCTTGGATTTCACATAGAGTCCAACCCGTTACGTCAGGCACAAGATATAGTCTCGTTGCATGGATGAACGGCCCAGAATTTAAATAAAATGAACCCATACACAAAACTACAAAACAGAAAACGAACATGGACACCAGTCCAACCCACAAAAGGAGTATTAAAAGAAGGTGCTGAAGAAACCATCAAGCGTGCACTCGCAATACGTCATATGGAGCTACCAGTTGGAGAATTTATTTCTCAGGGACTGGAGAGGACTGTCCCGTCAACAGCGAGGGCACTTCTTGAGTCTAACGTACAAGACGAGATTAAACATGATCTCGCACTTGGCTTCATTGTTGATGCCCACGGGGCTGATCCTAAGTCTGAGCTCGAAGCTAAGAGGTTAAGAGATGCTTGGATCGAACACCCTGACCACACTATCACAAAAGCCCTCGTTGCAGAGCGAGCTATATTCTTTGTTCTACTACCTATGTTTCGCTTTCTTGGTGATGCTGCTCTCAGAACAGTATCAGCTGATATATCCAGAGATGAACAGATCCACGTTGCGACAAATAGTCTTGTATGTGCTGAGTTGGGGCTTGTTCCTAGCTCTTCTTTGGATAAGCTTCGGAAGGCAACTATACAATGGGTATTACAACCCCTAACAGAAAACAATACTGATAAATATTTAAGCAAAAAATTTTGGCTGGATGCGAGCGATCAGTTAATGTATCAAGGCAAAGCCCCACAGTTTTCTGACACAAAAGCAGCTCGTATGCCAGCGTTCTTTGAACATGCAAACACAAACCTACCCCAATACGCTTAACTTTCATTCAGAAAAGTTAGAGAAATTGGTAGAGGATTTAGAAGCCAAGTTCGCTTGGCATCCAGTCCACCCCAAGGAGGACTTAGCCTCCATCATGTACCGTTCTGGTCAACAGGATGTCGTACAATATATAAAATCTATAGTAGAAGAAATCTAATGTGTGTATTCGGAGGGGCTCCAAAAGCAACCCCACTACCAACCCCACAGGCTTTTCAGCCTAGGGTGACACAGCAAAAACAAGAAGCTGTAAGACCAGAGAAGAAAGAACTGCTCGATCCTGATGAGGTAGCAGAAGTAGCTTACGGATCTGGAGCAAAGAAAGGAGCACCATCAGCTGGTAAAAAAACAGGTACTGATGCTCTTAAAATAAATGTAAACACAGGCGGCAGCGGTGGAGCCGGTACTGGAGGATTAAATGTATAAAGCCAGAGAATTATACAGCCAACTAACAAGTGATAGAACACAGTTCTTAGACGTTGCTGTAGAAGCCTCTGAACTTACCTTACCTTACCTTGTTACACGTGATGTCAGCTATAAGGGTACGAAGAATTTACTTCAACCCTACCAATCCGTTGGTGCTAAAGCTGTAGTTACGTTAGCAGCAAAGTTAATGTTAGCTTTGCTACCACCTCAGTCAGCCTTCTTTAAACTACAAGTCAGAGATGACAAGATAGGAGAAGAGCTTGAACCAGATATACGTAGTGAGCTTGACTTATCGTTCTCTAAAATAGAACGTAATATTATGGATTACATAGCTGCATCTAATGACAGAGTTGTAGTCCATCAAGCACTCAAACATCTTATTGTCTCAGGTAACGCACTTATCTTTATGGGTAAGGATGGTCTTAAACACTATCCTCTCAATCGGTACGTGGTTAACAGAGATGGTAACGGTAATGTTATAGAGATCGTGACTAAAGAAATGATTAGTCGCAAAATCTTAGGTCTAGAGTTGCCTAAGCCGCCAGAAGCGGGACCAAATGAACCAACAGACTCATACGAAGATGACGCTGAAGTGTACACTTGCGTTAAGATGGATGAAGATAGCGGACGCTGGATCTGGCATCAGGAAGTAGACGATTTAGTCCTTGCTGGTAGTCGTAGCACAGCACCTAAAAATGCTTCACCTTGGTTAGTTCTTCGCTTCAACACAGTGGACGGAGAAGATTATGGAAGAGGTAGAGTCGAAGAATTTATTGGGGATCTAAGGAGCCTTGATGGATTATCTCAGGCTCTCGTAGAAGGAGCTAGTGTCGCAAGTAAAGTTATATTTCTTGTATCACCATCCTCTACAACCAAACCACAAACTTTATCTAAAGCTGGCAACGGTGCTATCATACAAGGTAGACCAGAAGACGTAGGAGTAGTGCAAGTAGGTAAGACAGCTGACTTTGGTACAGCTGCAAACCTAGCAACACAAATAGAGAAGAGGATACTTGAAGCGTTCTTGGTTATGAACGTAAGAAATGCAGAGAGAGTTACAGCTGAAGAGGTACGCCTCACACAGCTAGAGTTAGAACAATCGCTCGGCGGCTTATACTCATTGTTAACGGTAGAGTTTCTTATACCCTACCTAAACAGAACCCTGCTTATACTACAACGTGGTAATCAGATACCCAAGTTACCTAAAGACATAGTTAGACCAAAGATCGTGGCTGGTATAAATAGCCTTGGTAGATCACAGGATGTAGAAGCATTGACAACCTTCATAGGAACTATTGCACAGACACTAGGACCAGAAGCTCTAGCAAAATACATAGATCCTACAGAAGCTATCAAACGACTAGCAGCAGCTCAAGGTATAGACGTACTAAATTTAGTTAAGTCTCCAGAAACTATGGATGCCGAAATGCAACAGGCACAACAAATGGCTACTCAGCAGCAGCTATTAGGTCAAGCCGGTCAGCTAGCTGGTGCACCTATTATGGATCCAAGTAAAAATCCAGAAGGTGTAGCAAATCTAGGTGAACAGTTAGGCTTAGGAGGAGCAACTGAGGGTCTAGGAGAAACCACACCACCAGAAGAATAATGGCAGAACAACAAACATTTACAGTAGATACTTCACCACAGACAGAAACCTTAACTGGCGATCTTACACCTGACGAGCAAGACTCTCTTGCCGTTGGCGAAAAGCTTGTTGAAGAACAGGAGCAACTGTTAGC